TCGGGGGAGGGACTTTGGGAGGAGGACTATAGTTATTAAGTAGAATAAGAGATATCTGGAGTGAAAGTGGGAAAGTTAGAACGAGTAGGGACTAAAAGAGACACCTAAGTGGTACTTTAAGACTAAGATAAACTTTATTATCACCTAGCTATTGACTTTAGGGTAAAAGTATGGTATAATATATACATAAGGTAGAGTATTTAGATTACCTCTAAAGAATCACCTAAAAGGCTTCACTTAGAAATAACCTTTAGTTTAACAACCTCTTTGTTATTATTTTAAAACACATACATAAGTGCTTTAGTAAGTACTTTCGTAAGTGCTTACTAAAATCTTTAGGTGAACGATACATATCACTTAAGAGAGGAGGTCTACCAATGGCTATGAAGCCTGGAGATAAACGAAGATTAAATAAAGGTAATCCCAAGTTAAAGAAGGGAGTCTGTCTTAACCCTGCGGGGAGACCTAAAGGTAGTGTCAATAAATATACTGCCTTAAGTAGAGAGTTAATGTCTACTAAAGGTCCAGAGATAGTAGAGAAGGTCATTGAGATGGCTTTAGAAGGTGATAGGACTTGTCTTAAGATGTGTATGGATAGAATCCTACCTACCACTAAGGCTGTAGAGTTACGGTCTGGTGATGATAATAAAGGTAATGTCATTATTAATATTGGTGGTCTAGAGGCTAAGGTCTTAGAGGCTGAAGCTGAAGAACCTCTTACGTATGAAGATGGTGTCATTATAAATGAATCTTCCTTGGAAGAGACCATCGTTAACATAGGTAATAGCTAATGGCTGCGGAGTTAGATGTCAAACTACATCCTGCGCAACTAGAGATATTTAATAGCGATAAGAGATTTAAGGTAGTGTCAGCAGGGAGAAGATTCGGCAAGTCTAGATTGGCAGCGTGGATTCTAATCATTAAGGCACTACAGTCTACTGAGAAGGATGTCTTCTATATAGGTCCTACCTTTCAGCAGTCAAAGGATATTATGTGGAGTATGCTTAAAGAGCTATTACACGGCACAGAATTGATAGAAAGTACTCACGAGAATACTGCTACTATGACACTAGTTAATGGTCGTAGGATATCTCTTAAGGGCTCAGATAGACCAGATACCTTACGAGGTGTAGGTCTAGCGTATGTAGTCCTAGATGAGTATGCTAGTATGAAGGTTGAAGTATGGGAACAGATTATTCGTCCTACTCTAGCCGATGTTAAGGGTGGTGCCTTATTTATTGGTACACCAGCAGGTAAGAATCACTTCTATGATTTATATCAGGATGCAGAGAAGGATGATGATTGGGATACATTCCAGTTTAACTCTACTGATAATCCTCTCATAGACCCTGAGGAAGTGGAAGTAGCGAGACGTACTATGTCTACGCAAGCATTTAGACAAGAGTTCGAGGCGAGCTTTGTGTCTTTCACTGGAGGTATATTTAAGAGTGATTGGATTAAGTATGATAAAGAGGAGCCTGTCCACGGTAACTATGTTATCGCTGTTGACCCTGCAGGTTTTGAACAAGTTGAGAAAGAACGTGGGATTAAAGGTTCTAAGTTGGATGAAACAGCTATTGCTATCGTTAAGATTGATGGCGACCACTGGTGGGTTAAGAATATACTCCACGGTAGGTGGGGCATTAAAGAGACTGCGAAGAAGATTTTAGATAGTGCTATTGATAATGAAGCTACTACGGTAGGTATCGAATCAGGAGCACTAAAGAATGCTATATTACCTTATCTAGAAGATGAGATGAGAATACAAGGTAGATGGGTACCTATTACTGATGTGACTCACGGTGGTAAAAAGAAAGCAGATAGAATTACTTGGGCTCTACAAGGTAGATTAGAACACGGGAAGATTACATTCAACCCTGAACCTAGCTACATTAAAGATTTAGAAGTACAACTAGTGGAGTTTCCTACTAAAGGGACACACGATGATATTATAGATGCCTTGGCTTACATAGACCAAGTCAGTGTGGCAGACTTTATGCACACAATTGAATTAGAAGACGATTGGGAACCTTATGATGACGTATCAGGATATTAGTAGTTTATGAATTATAATGATGATAGAGAGTACAAAGCATTAGCAACTTGGCTTCAAACAAGATTAGTCGAGTGGCGTAACCATAGAGATAACAACTACTTAGATAAGTGGGATGAGTACTATCGCTTATGGCGTGGTATTTGGTCAGCAGAAGATAGAAGTAGAAATTCAGAGAAGTCACGTTTAATCTCTCCTGCCTTACAACAAGCTGTTGAATCGTCAGTCGCAGAGATTGAAGAAGCTACATTTGGTAGAGGTAAGTGGTTTGATATTAAGGATGACCTACTAGACCAAGACCCTTCAGAAGCTGAGAAGATACGTAACTTACTACAAGAAGATTTAGAAATGGCAGGTGTTAAAGATGCTATGTGTGAGGTCTTTCTAAATGGTGCTATATATGGTACTGGTATCGGTAAGATTATCACTGAAGAAAAGATGGAGTTTAGTCCTGTAGAAGTCCCTGTAGAAGGTACAATGACTACTAAGAGAGACTTAGCAGAAACACCTACTGTGGAAGTAAGAGTAGAAGCTATATCACCTAAGGAGTTCTTAATTGACCCTTCGGCTGAATCTATCAACGAGGCTCTAGGAGTCGCTCACGAGGTCTATAAGCCACGATACATCATTTCTGAGGGGATGGCTAAGGGTGTGTATAGAAACATCGATATAGCGGCTGATGTGGGCGTCATACAAGTAGGTTTCGACCCTGAGTATACCCAGAGAGATGCTGGTGACCAAATTAAGATATGTGAGTATTGGGGTAAGGTACCTAAGAAGTTTCTAAACAAAAAGAAAGACCAAGATGATTTTGAGTATGATGAAGATGAATTAGTCGAGGCAGTTGTAACGATTGCTAATGATGAACACATACTACGTGCTGAAGAGAATCCTTTTATGATGAAGGACAGACCTTTCATTAGTTATCAGCACGATTTAGTACCTAGTAAATTTTGGGGTCGTGGTGTATGTGAAAAGGGATACAATCCTCAGAAGGCATTAGATGCAGAGATGAGAGCTAGAATTGATTCATTAGCATTAACTACTACACCTATGATAGCGGCAGATGCTACACGTCTACCTAGAGGTCTCAAACTTGAGGTACGCCCTGGTAAGACTATCCTAACTAATGGTAGTCCTCGTGATGCACTTATGCCTATGACTTTAGGTACTACATCTCCAGAGACTGCTACACAGATAGGTCTCCTACAGAATATGGTACAGATGGGTACTGGTTCTGCTGATATGTCTAGCGTAGGTGGTGATAGAAACACTACAGGTGGTATGTCTATGATGCAATCAGCGTCTATTAAGAGACAGAAGCGTACACTGATGAACTTCCAAAACACTTTCCTTATCCCAATGATTAATAAGACTATGTGGAGAAAGGTACAGTTTGACGTAGATAGATATCCTGTTACAGACTATAAGTTTGTTCCTTACTCTACTATGGGTATTATGGCTAAAGAACTAGAGATGCAACAAATGGTCTCTATGTTACAGTCAGTACCTAAGGACTCTCCTGCGTTTAATATACTAATGTTAGCTGTCTTCCAAAACTCTAGTATGCATAACAGAGACCAGATCGTTAATGCCTTAATGCAAGGTATGCAACCTAATCCTCAAGAACAACAGATGCAACAAATGCATCATCAGTTACAGATGGAACAAGCTAAGGCTGACATCCAGAAGACTCTTGCAGAAGCACAAGCAGACCAAACTAAGGCTCAACTTAATGCAGCTGAAGCAGGTACTAAACAGCCTACTCAGATTGATATGCAAGAGAGAATGGTTAAGCTACAAAAAGAATTAGCTTCAATTGAAAAGACTAAAGCTGAGATAAAGAATACAAACACTAGCACATACAGAAAGGTCCCAGAGATGGAACATCTTCAGTCTGAGATTGCACTTAACTATGCGACAGCTAGAAGTAAGAATCCTACAAACTAATGTTAGATGACGAACAGTTCTATAAGAACAGACTAGCATTATGTGAACAAGATGGTTGGATAGACTTAGTTGAAGAACTAAAGAATCTTGAAGACCAATACAATAATTTAGATTCAATAGAATCTGAAAAAGACCTTTGGTACGCTAGAGGTCAGTTGTCAATTCTAAGACAAGTAATTGCATTAGAAGACACAGCTAAAGTAACGGTAGAACAACTAGAATTCTAGCCCTGCCATTTAATAACTTCATAACCCTAGAAGGGCGGAGAACGTAATATGAGTAATATAGTAGTGGACACTGAATCCCAAAGTTCAGCAGCAGTAACAACAGAAGCACCTACAACAGACGTAATAGCAGTAACAGAGACAGCAGAGGCAACGCAAGAAGCCACTTCTGAATATGAAGCTCCTAGTAAGTTTGCAGGTAAATCGACAGAAGAGATTATTAATAGTTATCAGAACCTCGAAAAGGAAATGGGACGTAAAGCCCAAGAAGTTGGAGAGTTAAGAAAGCTATCAGATAGTTTCCTACAAGCTGAAGTATCTAGAGGTAAACAGTCTAATCCACAACAATCCTCAGTAACACAACAAGAGGACCACGGTGAAGATTTCTTTAATGACCCGAATAAAGCGGTAAATCAAGCGATAGAGAATCACCCTAAGTTCCAAGAGTTCCAACAGTACCAACAGCAGCAAGTTCAATCTTCTGCCAAGGCAACATTGGAACAGAGCCATCCAGACTTCACGAGCGTAGTATCTGATGCTAAGTTTCAGAGCTGGATTAAAGAGTCACCTATTCGTACGCAGTTGTTTCAAGCAGCGGATGCCTATAACTATGATGCAGCTAATGAGCTACTTAATAATTGGAAGGACCGTTCTATGGTCTCGAAGACACAAGAAGTTAATCAAGCGGCAGCAGACACTAGGCAGTCACAGCTTAAATCAGCTACTACGGAATCAAGGTCTGCCTCAGGTTCTACAGGCGGAGGAAATCAGTTCAGAAGAGCTGACCTAATCCGTATGAAAATGGAAAACCCTAGCAAGTATGAGTCGATGGAACAAGAAATCTATGACGCTTATGCAGATGGTAGGGTCACTTAAATAGTCCAATAATGGACG